GACATATTGCCTTGAGGGGTTGTTGAGTCTGTTGAAGACGTTTGTGCGATCGGATTGATATTAATGTGAGTTTTACCACCGCCTAGATATTCTGGGCGCTGTAACCGGGCATCTGGCGATACTACGCCAAAGTGGCTTCTTACTATTTCTGTGTACCTGGTACCACCGCGCGCGTCGCGCTCATACAGCCTTTGAATTTGGAAGGCTTCCCGCAACTGATTAATTGTTGCTGCTGTTGCTGTTGATAGATCAGCATAAAGGTTTCCACCTGCTGAATCTGTTGTATAGGACAGTGTAACATCCGTAGACCCTGCGCTCATTTTCTTCTGAGCAGAGGCTACTGTACTATATACAGACACGTCCTGGCCTAGTGCTGCTGTGGTTTCAACCTCAGCTCGGACACCGAGCGGTAGTGACACTGCATCGCCTTTTTGAGGCCAAGGCAGGCAGCTTGTAAAATAGTCGTGACGCTTTCCGCGTTTTAGCAGCACATAGTCCGACAATGTGTCTGGACCGTCGTCTTTATCTACTGTGACACTATCTTGCAGGTTTTCATCTCGGAACCATTCGTTCCAAATGAGATTATATGCTCTACCGTGCAAGTTGTTCCAGGTGAGGGCGTTTCCAATTGGAACGCCCATATAATCAAATAGGGAGTTTGTCGTAACCGTTCCTGACAGGGTCGGCACGAGATAATCTGTACTGTCTCCCGGATTTTCTTGCTCTCCACACATTTTTTGCCAATTGTCCCATACCAGCCGGTAGGGAACTGCAAAGAAAAATGTTTCAATATAAAGGTTGTCCATAATAGGGTTGACCGGCGTTGCCAGCCGGCCGAACCCTGTCATTGAACACGTAAATGTGTCGCCTGGCAGCGCTTCATCAACAAAAATTGGTACAAGATAACCAGCATCAAACGCTGTTTTGACACCATGGTCTCGTTTAAACACTGACCGTTGGATTTCTGCTTTTGGTACACGGCTAAAATCGTGTGACATTGTTGATGGCATTGCGCCGCTAGGACCGAACATTTTAGTTTTCCCTTACTAGCTCTTTAAGTTTGATTACTTCGCCTACAGGCTCCGTCTCCAGGTCACCCGATAGCTCGTTGAACCGTCCCACTCTTTCGAGAGTGAAATCCTCGGCATGCCTGGCGAACGGGTGACTCTGATTAGATTCGATGAGATCTTGGATAACGCGAATAGCCGTTCCATCATTGATTTCGCAAAACGGTGCGGCATATGTGTTACTCTTCGCGTCATATACTGAATACAATGTTTTCAACATGTTACCCTCCATGTTTTTGCATAATATACATTATGCAACGTTTACTTAGACTTACGTTATAAATTTCTTATCAGTAGTTCAAGCCTTTTTATCTTTATTTCTTCTGACACCCATAGTCGGTCCATTGCCTCATTATACTCGTCAATGACTTCTGGCTGATCTTCTGCTCTTTTCTTCTTCAGCTCCGCCAGTTCCTCTTCTGACAGTAAACTGTCGTAATACCTGGGGGGTTTTACCTTGTGGTTATTGATAACCACATAGTCGTGTGGATACACATCCGACTTATATTTTTCTAGCCAGCTTTTTCCTATACCTGGCATTCTCGACATTGTGCAGTATTCCGGTTCTACCGTGGTCCCCTCCCCTGTCAGGGGGCACCACCTGGTGTAATGGTCTTCTGCACCGTCACCTTTCCATTTTTTCATTATGTAACGCGCAACGTATGCAGCTGATTGGAACGTTACCTCGCCAATCGTGCTGAACCCATAGGGCCATAATTCTTGTAACGCTTCGCTTGTATATAATTTATTTCCATCTCGGTTTGTCCAAAGTTTCTTATCTTTGAAATCCATACCGAATATTATTGCGTGATAATGGGGCCTTTTATTTTTGTCCCCATACTCTCCGCAATGGAAAAACCTTATGTTTTTTCCAAACCTTTTTCTTAATCGTTTCATAAAACGTTGATATTCACTTACGTCCAGGCTTAGTGGATTGCTGCGCTTTTCCAAATTATCCTGGTCAAACGTTAATGTTATGAAACAGTTCTCATCATGCATTTCTGCTTCATGCATGATACGTATCGCCCACTGGCGGCTGTAGTTCAGCCGGCAGCCGATACATTGTCCACAGGGCAAATTAAAGCCCTTTGCAAAAGCAAAGGGCTTATTAAACACTACTTTCCCTTCGCTTCTATATGCGAGTAGGGGGTGGTAGCACGTCATTAGATACGGTATCCACCCCGCATCGGCATAGCGAAATTCTTGCGCTTAACTTTCATCGCGCCTTTTGTGAAGCTACGCCGCGATGCTTTACGCCTCATCTTTTTTCGATACATCTTTTGCCCTTTCTCTCACCAGGAGAACGCATTCTCCTTTTTCATTGGGTACTGGGTAAGCATCTAGGAGTATTCTTGTTCCGTTTCCGTTTGGAAAACCGACTCCTACTCTTACCCACCTTGTATTGCCCTTGTTATCTTCACGCGGGCTAATCACGTCGTACACCATGCTTCCCTCCTGTCTCTGGTGTCAGTCCGCACAGTTACATCAAGTGGGTAACTGTGCGGAGCGCCCCTCAGCCCTCCGATTTATCGGTGTCTACGGGCTCAGGGGCGCTTTCTACGGGTGCCGTGTCACCCGATCCGGCTACTGGGGCAGTGGAGGGGGCTAACCCCAGTTCTGCCATCTTTCCGGCATTTGCCGGATTTGTTGCGAATTCAAAAAATTCGCCTGGATCGTTGTCAAACAACTTCCTGATATCTGATGGAAGCCCCATAAAGCTCTCCATTGAGCTGTTAATCATCTCCAGGGCTTCCTTGTAATCTTTGACATCTGAAACGTCGGCGTATTGGGCAACACCTCGGTTGACGTGTTCTATAATTCCCGTCCGATCGTTTCGTTTAATAATCTCTCGAATATCGCATTCCTTTTGGAAATGCTGTTGCGCCATGCTTTCGCCTGTCGTTTCAAACGCCAAGCGGTCGTGACCGCCATAGGCTGTTACAAATTGTAATTTTTTAGTCACCGCGAATTCCTTTCACTATTTCGCTTCCTAAGGAGCTGAATGCGTCAACGCTATTTTTTGACGCCCAATCAGCTACCTTGGTAATAATTTCAGATAACAGTTGTCCTGTTATCCTGTTGTAGGAGGCCATACCGCCTCCTACGTTTCCAATTCCTGAGTCATTAATCAGTCCTTGGATTCTTAGCCCTATTTCTTTATAGGGCATGGCCAATTCTCCGGCTCTTCCCGAAAGTGTTTTTTCGAACATTTCCAACACTTTGGAACTAAAAACATTCGTAGCCGTATATTGAATTTGTTCCATAGTTAGATTTTCTCGATTTAAATAATCGAGCGTCCGCAGTGCTATACCTGCGTCTATTGTTGACTTTCTTGTTTGGGCTAGAGCAGATGAACCTTGCGCAGCTTCTAATCCTACATTTGACACTGGGGCCATTGCGCCTGCTGGCGTGCTTGCGCCGCCTTGTGAATAAGCTAAAATCGGATTGAGACCCGCTGCTTTTAAATCTGCCATACGCCTCTGAAATGACGTATTGGACATTCTTTCTTGAAACGCCATTTGTTTAGCCGCAGCTGCTCTTCTTTCGCGATTTGCAAATAAACCGCCTACAGCTGATCCAGCCATGCTGCCGAGTACTCGGCCTCCGATGGCATCCATTCCTAACTTTGTCGCTAACGCGCTAAACATTGATCCACCTTTATAGCCAGGCCATCGGCAATGCTGCATACAGCATCAGCAAACTCAGGACGGTTAGTAGCAATGAGCCAAGTAACCAAAGCACCAATCGCGATAGGCAGCACATAGCGCCTAAAAGCAGCAGCAGCCAAAAAACCTCGCCAATCCATTGCATTAGAAATGATCGATCAATCCCGGCACGCTATATACCGGCATTGGACGAGCACACTTTAGATTGAAGAACGCATCAAAAAGCAGATCCGGCTCTGACGGTACTGCTACAACCCGATCTAGCGGCGGGTTTTCTTCGATAAACGATGCGTTTAGAGAAGGCAAAGACCCAAAGTCTTGTGCAACGTGCCAATTATCGAGGCTGTTAGCTGCATCCGAGCGCATAACACCTGTAATCATGCTCGGCTTATACCGATACTCTGCAAACCGCTCTTGATAACCAAACACCTGGTCATCGTTACCTGAACCATCTGCGTAAATTTCCTTATTAAGCACCGCCTGCTCGCCAAGGTGGGCGAGGGCAGGCCAATAGAAGTCCCAGCGGTCTTGTCTTGACCACATACGATTGAGACCTTGCTGATAATTGAGATCAGCAAAAACACAGGCCATTCCGATAATTACGCTGTGTTCTGTAAAGGATTTGTTAAATCCGCCCATGCGGCCACCAGTTGTGCCGAAAGCGGACATATTGCCTTGAGGGGTTGTTGAGTCTGTTGAAGACGTTTGTGCGATCGGAT